AAAACCATATATAAATAGTGGTCAGTGATGCTACTCGAAGAAAAATTGATCTGGGCCTCAGGAGTTGAAATAAATGCTAAAATAGCTAAGGCAGATAGCGCTAAAATCAAATAATTATAAGTATTGGTATTAAGCATGTGACTACTCCAATATTTGAAATTAACACACTATTCTGAAAGCCACTAAATTGTTAACAATAAAAAAAATGTTTGTCAGTTCTTATTTAATTAGCGAAAAGCAAATTGCACAAATTGTATGATAGAATACCAAATGCGCCGTTTTTGAGGTAAGGGGTCAGATCTGCTTTTGACTCTTGTGAAGATTAAACCGAAACAGGTCTGTTTTGCATGATAAAAATGGCGGTCACTCTTTTTCTTCAACTAAAGTTAAATTCATTGAGGGTAACCGTCTATTAATGCCCCTATCCCCTCAACGAGAGGGGGACCAGGGTGGTCAGTCGATACTGGCCAAAAAGGAAAAACGGCCAGCTTACGCGCTGACTATCAATCAAATTAGTGACGGGGTAGGGTGTTAGAGTTGGTGGCTTTTCTGGTGGCTTTTAGTGTCTAAAATCAAGTTTGAACTGCTTTGAAACGGTTTGAAATAGGTAGGTATGCGCTGAGAAAGGGCCTCTCACGCCGACGTCCTTACAAAAAAATAGAACTGTCCTAAAACTGTCCTGAAAAAACAGGACATATTCGATGTTTTTCGATGAAAATCGGAAGTTGCTTTTTCTGCAGAGGGATGATATAAAACCTCTGTTTTCAAGATATACAAAGGTTTGCCTGGGTGGCGGAACTGGTAGACGCAAGGGACTTAAAATCCCTCGGGGTTCGCCCCGTGCGAGTTCGATTCTCGCCCTAGGCACCATGCACGACAAGGGTTTCAGGGTTTTTACTCTGGAACCCCTTTTTTTTGTTTTTGTTCCGGTTAGATGCCGGTTAGATGAATATGCGCAATTTGGATCAATGTAAGCTCGCAAATGATCTAAGAAACTTTTGCAAATATACTAAGAAAACTTCTTTAGTGTCTCTGCTTGTTTTTCCTACTCTCTCACCAACTCAGAATAATCAGCTCCTGCCGTTTCACTCGTTTCCCCGCACCACCGACCGTGTAGGTGATCGGCACTTCCTTGGTTGTAAATCCTGAGAAGATTTTCCTAATGTCCGGGTGGTCGTTGATGCTCAAGATCGCCTTGCCTTTTATTCCCCTCATTATTTCAGCCATCTGCTGGTATTGATCCAGGCCGAAGTCCACGCCATAGCCTTCGGTCTGCCAGTATGGCGGGTCGAGATAAATCAGGGTGCTCACCCTGTCGTATTTCTCAATGCACTTTTGCCACGAGAGGTGCTCGATGAGAGTCCTGGACAACCTTAAATGCGCATTGCTCAACTCTTCCTCGATGCGGGTAAGGTTCAGCCGGGGCGGAGAGGTTGTCGCCGTGCCGAAGGTCTGGCCGCTTACCTTGCCGCCGAAGGACAGCTTCTGCAGGTAAAAGAAACGAGCGGCCCGCTGGATATCGGTCAGGGTCTCAGGATTGGAAGCCTGCAGCCATTTGTAAATCTGCCGACTGACCAGCGACCACTTGAAATGCCGGACAAACTCCTCAAGATGATGCTGCACCACCCGGTAAAGGTTGATCAGATCACCGTTGATGTCGTTGATTACCTCTACCTTGCTTTGGTCTTTAAGAAAGTACAGCGCAGCCGCGCCGCAGAACGGTTCACAATAACAGGTATGTTTGGGGAATAGAGGCAGAAGATGTTTGGCGAGACGGCGCTTGCCGCCGATCCATGGAACGATTGGTTTAGACATAGTGGAACCCCTTGCAGTTTATTGCACTTATGCTAGGATTCTCCCGCCGTGTCGACGCGGTAGGGGGAGCCCTAGGCCTGGTTCACAGTGTCTCTAGCACTGAAGCTGGGTGGCCGGGCTGTGTTCAAGCACAGCCCGGCCGCTCCCTTTTTTTCTTACTCCTCGACCGACTCCCAAGTCACTGCGGCAATGTCCGCCTCAATGGTCGGGCTGGCCGGATCCATATTTAAAACGTAATGTTTTTTTGCATTATATTTTGAACGATTGCCCTCAATCATCTGCTTGACCGGTACCGTAACCGCCACGGTCTGGGCTGCGGTATGCGCCACCCTGGTGCTGGTGGTCTCTCCCTCCGGCACACAGGTAATCTCTTGGGTCCAGGCCGGGTCTGCTGTGTTGGCCATTGCATCCAGATGATGGCCGAGCAGGTTGACCTGGCTATAGGAACCATCGGTCGCATAATAATGATTGCTCCCCAGCGCATTCGACGTATGCCCCGCCTCGCAGGCCGCCCCGCAAGCCAGCCTCAATTCGGTGCCCTTTGCAGCCTTCAAGGCCGCCACATCCAGTACCCATTGCCCATCAACCACTACATGCGAAAAAGACGGCCTGATCGGCAATTCGATAATGGTTAGAGTGTCAGGGTCAACAACCAGGCGCTCATCGAGGGACAGCGCATATTGCTCGGCCGTTATCTCTATGGCATCCAACGGAATCTTGCTTTCCGGATTATCAACAAAACCTCCGTCAACCACCACAAATCTGGGGCCATGGATTGCCTCATCATAGCGCCCGGTAATTACGCCAGCCTCATTATATATCGCAAATATCATTGTTTTCCTCCTGGTTAATAGCCAATAGCCAGCCATCTGGACGTGACGAAAAAGCCTGGGGCCGCTGTTGTGTAAAACACAAAACCTGTGGGAGTAAACCCTCCGGTTCCATAACTGTAAATGTCATCGACATCGCCACTGGCAATCACACATAAACAGGAGTTCGGGAACGCAATAGGAAACGAAACAGGATTCCCTGCTAAGACGGCATTATTCTCCCCCCATTGCAGCATCAAGCCTCCGGGCAGCTGGGCATACCCTTGCCCCGAAAAACTGCTTGCAAACGAGGCCAACCCCGCCGGAGTAACTGCCCGACCGGTATCGGTGCCCGCCTGTACCTCGCCCGCAGTTGCCAGCTCGATCAGACCCGTACCGCCTTCGGTGGCTGCTTGACCTTTTGTCACAACATCATCATTCGCCACGCCCGGAGCTGCCTTAAACACCTGGCCAGCATCACCGGCAACATTGGCAAAGGAAGAAATTTGACCTTTTGTCACAACCTCATCATTCGCCACACCCGGAGCAGCTTTGAACACCTGGCCAGCACTGCCGGCAACATTGGCAAAGGAAGAAATAAGCAGCGCCGCCAACTGAGCATTGTCACCGGGGTCAAGCGCCCCCCCAAGCGCCTCAATAGCCTGGGCGACCTCTTCTTGAAGATCGTTCAACCACTTCGGCGGAACCACAGTCCCCTTAGTACCTGTCGCCGGGTCGCCACCCTGGAACAATTCGTCTACGGTTTCTATCCTTTGCATAAAGCCTCCTTAATTCTCGTAGGTGAAGTAAACATAGGTATGGGCGGGTTTAAGCTCTTCAAACAGACTCTCCAGGTAGGTTTGCTCCTCCCACCATAAAAGCGGCTCCCCTGCTGTCGACTCACCGGCCCGAAACTCATACACCGCCACACCGGAAATCTTCCCCCCCCACTGAAAAACAATGTCCTCAATATAAAGCGTATCGTCCGCACAGCCCCATCCGGCCATAAACTCAATGGGCTTTTCAATCTCGATTGTGTAGCCCAGGGTCTCTGCCAGTCGCTTAAAATAAGGCAGGCTCAACCCGCCCCGTTCCCTGATCTTCTTGACCACCTTGTCCCGACGGCTCTGCAGCGGCTCGTCTTCTGCCGGGGTTATGTCACACACCCTCTCCCAACAAGGCAGCAACCTGTACGCCAGCTCCGGATACATCTCGCGCTGCAACTCGTCAGCCGCCGCCTGGGCCTGGTCAAGATACTTCCCCTCCAGCTCAAGATCGGCATCATGGTCGCCGCCAAGCTCAATCGGGAAAAGCAGCCGCAAAACATCTTTATGCGAGCCTCTAGCTGACATCTATGGCCCCCGCCCTCAGCATTTCGGTCGGTTGCGGGGTCACAGTCTCCGCAGGCACGGTAACGTCCACATCGTCGGCGCCGTTGGCAATGGCAATGGAGTCCAATTGCTTAACGTACAACACCTGACCCGGCGTCATATTATTGATATAGGCAGTTACATCTGCGGTAATCTGGGCCAGGTTGGCAGACCCGGTAACCGTCATGGTCACATCCTGATTAACCACCGTCGGCGGCAACACCCGCAAAAATCGCACCTCAACCGACATAACGTCTTCGATATAAGCCTTGACCTCATCGAGCAATGCCTGATCCGGGATCTCCGAGCCGGTGGCCACCGCATCGGCGATAATCACCACATCCACACTCCCGAGCCCCTGCGCCAGCGGGAAACTATACGCCTTTTTGACGTTGGTTATCTTCTTGGCCCATTTCACATAATCGTACTTGTTGCCCCCGGCCGGTGGCCTCCGGATGTTATCGAGTACCCGGTCAAGCAGCCCCGACACGCTCTCACCGACCTTGCGGGTAATGTCCCGCACCCAGCTATGATGCTCTAGGTTCTCCTCATCGGCAGTGTCCGGAAAGATCTGGTCGGCGATATAATCCTGGTGTTTGTGCAGCCCCCAAACCGCCGAAGCCAGGCAGGCCGATTTGATAAACACCAGGCTCCCCTCGGAAGTGTCGGCCTTGCCCTCGAACTGGTTCCGGTAATCGGTGAGGATCTCGTTCCACAGTTCGTCAAATTCCTTACTAAAATTCATCAAAAGACCTCCACAAAATGCTCAAAAGTCACCAGCAGACCGTCCGCCTGCCTGACCTCGGCCAATAGCTTGATCCGGTGCGGGTCCTCGCTCTTGTTAATCTCGGCGAACACCTCAATATCCTTCGCCTTCCCGGCCGCAAGCATCCATTGCAACGCCTCCTTGCCGAATTCCTCCGCCCTGGCCTCCGCGTTCGGCGTGCTTTTTTTCAACTCGTCAAACCGGTGGCCAAAGGTCAGGCAGGCGAAAAAAGAGCCTTTCTTGATCGTCCAGGAGAGATATATATTATTGAAGATGATGTCCGCCTTATCAAAGGTCATCCCGCCCTGGCCGCTTTCGGTTTTGATCGCATAGTCCATGCTTACATGCCCTGATTTGGATTACCGGTCGGGCCACCGTTATCATTTTCAGGGTGGTCATGGCCATTGTAGATCGACCGAACTTCGGCCATGCTCCCGGTGGAGTCACTTACATTGCCGCCCGATGAGATATGGCCCGGCGTCGAGATTTTGCCGCCGCTCCGCCCATAGGTCCCGGCGCTGCTGATACCACCCGCCACTTGCAAGTTGCCGGTGCATTCGGTCAACGGCGTATCTAAGGTCACCTTGGTAGTGGCCACTACGGTGATCAGCGGACTGGTTATAGTTGCGGACTCGCTGGCCGTGGCCGTGATCCTTTTGGTGGTAATCTCCACGTCATTGGCGATCTCCGCCACCAGTTTATTGCCGCTCTTGATGAAGATCTCTTTGCCCCGTTTAAAGTGGATCTTGTCGCCTTCATTGGTGTAAAGCGCCACCTCGCCCTCTTCCACGGCAATCCGGTACCGCCGGTCATCGCTGCCGATCAGCACCCAGTGGTTGCCCTCGCGGATCATCACCCCCTCGGCCCCCGGCAGTGGCCGGGAGGTATAACCGTAATGCTGGAAATATTCCTTGTCGGAGATGGTCTCGCCCGCGTACCCCTTCATGGTGATCCGCTTGATCGCCCCCTCCACCACCGAGTCGATTATGCCCCTGATCATCTTCCTCATCTGATCAACCCCGGCAGGCCAAGTTTCAGGACTGTTATCTTCCCGTCTTTCTTGTTCAGCTCATAGCTGCGGCCATAGATCAGGTAGGTGCCGTGTACGTTCAGCGCCTCATCCTCAATCTCGCACAGCTCGTTGATCATCCAGTTTTTGCCGTTCTGGCTGTGCCGGGCTACCTTATATATGAGCTGCAGGCCCTGGGCCCGTTGCCGCTCCAGAATCAACCGGGCCTGGTCGGCAGGGTCGCGGGTAATATTGTCATCGTAGAGCACATAGGGTTTGCGGAAAGGCACCGTCTCATCGGTTACCACCGCCTCTCGGGCAACCCTGTCTGGTGCCAACTCATCAGTTCCTTGGCTCGAACCCGTTACCCGAATAGTGGAATACCGCTTGGAGATGTCGCGAATCCGCCTGCCCTCAAGCACGTTATTGCCGACCCCGTCCAGTCGCCTCACCAAACGGTAAAGGGGCTTACCCTTGGCCTTGGGCCTGCCGAACACCGGGGTGCCGTCCGCCTTGGCCCAGAAGATCACCCCCCGGCTGATCGCCTTGTCCTTCAGTACCTCAAAGATGGTCTGGCCCGGCTCGATCTGGACCGGTTCAGCTTCACCACCAAAAAGACCTTTTTCAACAGTCTGCCGGGAACTTTCGCCAACCACCCCGGCCTGATAGACCACTGCTTTACGGTTGATAAATGGCACATTCTTCAGAAGCTTTTCGGCCAGTTCCTTCAGGTTCAGCTCCGTCGTGATAAACTCCTCAACATAGCTGTCCACCAGCAGACCCATCAGGTCCCGGCCCTCGATGGTCAGCTTCCGACCCTTCTTGTCGCAGAACTCGTCGATCTTATCGCTGATCCCGGTCAGCTCCAGCTGGCCGTTCACATAAAGCTCGCACAAAGCCCCCTCCGGAACCTCGAGGTCAACCGCCGGTTCCAGGCTGAACATATCGTCCGCCGTGTAGATATCGGCCTCCACCCGGTACGAGCGGAACTTCTCAATCTTCTTCTTATCGATATGCAGGGCG